GAAAGGCCCTAGCAAATTCCACAGAAGAACCTACGTTTACCTAACGTCAACACATTTTTTGACGTGAATTAATATGAAATGTTATAACATTACATTGATCGGGCGGTCATGGTCATGGTCATGGTTTAGTCATTATCATTCATTCATGCATTCACCTTGCTATGCGATGAAACAAAAAAAATCCCGCGATAAAGCGGGACTAAATTCAATTCGTTTTGTTATGTGTCACATCAAGCGCGTATCAAATGACATGGCCTTTTTAAGTCGTACCGCTTGATACGCGCTCGCTTGCTCTATTGTGTTCATGCGTGCGATGGCGTCTCGCTTGCGATTAAATCTCCAATGGAACACCTTCCGCTTATCTTGAACCGATAAGCGCAACGCGGCAGCAAGGCCGAATTGCCACGAGTGATACCGTAATAGCGTGCGTCTTCCGATTGCGAGGATGAATTTATCGGTCATGGCAATTCCTTTGACGTGTCAAAAAACTTGTCAAAAAACTCGCGCACGTCTTGCTCACGTCTTTCCGCATATAGAGTATGCTTCATACCTTTTATCGCGGCTTCATAAAAAGAATCATGATATCCTTCACCTTCTAACCAATAAAACCCATTGCCATTAGCAATGCGGACACCGTCGTAAAATACCGATGCAAGGCCATTAGCAAATTTATCTGGAAGGCCGTTTGCGCGGCATATTGTTGTAATGGATTGTTCGATTTTATAATAAGTTTTCTCGTTGCTCATCACATCACCCATAAGATTAGAGCGGTCACAAAAGAGCCTAAGCAGGCTAGTTCAAAGATATCTTCAAGAATGTTCCTAATCATGCCGCTTCCTCTTCTTCTTCCTGATACTCTTCTAAAAGATGCTTGGCGATACTGTACCAATCGACTTCGGAAATGAAGGACAATGCATAGTCGAGGGCAAGGCCTTTGCCATGATCCCCGTCAATCGTCCAACAATCTTGCTGTAATACCTCTTCGGCATAACTTTTAAGGCATTGTCCCGCGTCATATCCGTGCATTTTTTCAATGCCTAAATCTTTAGGGGTTTGACCGTCAAAGATTTCAAGATTGACACGCCATGTAGCGTAATTAGTCCAACCGTTGTATGTCTCGTTTGTCATTGTCTTATTCCCTATTTGCTAGTTGATTGTTACGCGGCGAATCGACCTAAAAAGCCGTTTTTCCCGTCTCGTTCTAAATAGTACGCATGGCACGCGCTTAGATATTCGTCGCATTTTGCGTGCAATCCTTCGGGAATAGCGTCGCCACGCTCATCCGCCTTATAATATCCGTAACGCGCATCACAATAATGGACACTACAAGCCGCATCAAATGCCAATTCCGCTTGCCTTGCCACAAATCCTAGCTTTTCTAAACGTGTCATTTTCTTCACCCTTTGCTTATTCAACTATTGCTTCAATGTATTTAATCCGTTCTTTGACATATTCTACGCTATCGGCTTCTTCCCATTGATTGTTTGGCAAAATGAAACCCTCTACTGAGCGGTTCCCGTCATTCGCTTCCCATGTCCAACCCTCATTAAGATAGACAATCGCTTTACCTGGTTCATCATAATCAATTTCTTGATCTATTCGCTTATCGTTTTTTATAAGCGCGATGAGTTTTGATTTTGTGAGTCGCATTTTGATTCTTTTCTGTTTTTGTTTCCGTGAATTATCAATAGCACGAAAAAAACAAAAAAAAATTGTTTCGTGTCTCAAAAAATCATGGTAAACCCATTTTGGGTCATTTGTGTCAATTCGTGGATTCATTCACATTTTGCAGGATGATTATGTTGCGACGCAATATATGCACGGCAACAAATTGTGCAATGCGGCAAAAAAATCTCTCAAAATCGGGGAAAACGCCAAAATGTCGCAATTTCTAAAAGACGCTCTTACCCTCCTGAACGGGCGAGAAACTTTCAAAATCTCAAAATTTCTAAAAGTCGCTCTTACCCTTCTGAAGCGGAAAAAAATTCCAAAATTTCAAAATTTCTAAAACACGCTCTTACCTTCAAGTTAAATCAAATTCGTCGCTGCGATGGTAAACAGTACCATCATCATCGATCTGTTCGTCCTTCTCTCTCAATGCAATAGACAGGAATGGTTTGCCGTCCTTGCCTGTCTTCCACCAGCCGCTGATCCAGTAAGCTATGCCATCAACATTGACCGTTCCTCGGTAATCTGGATATTTTGCTTGAATCTTGTTCTCGTTGATATTGAGATGGCCTGAGTTAATATATGGCACAGTATGATCCTTAAAATGGCATATCGTCGTCATCATTGCTTGACTTCGATTTTGCTTGTTGTGGCTTAGATGCCTGTTCTTCTTTGACTTGATAGTTCATGGATAAAAATGATTCGCCATCCTTCTGCTTGATCCAAGCTGAAATCCAATATTGCTTGCCTTCGATGGTAGCCGAGCCGCGATAGTCTGGATGCTTATCTTGCTCTTTACGTTTGTTCTTGCTGATCGAGCCGCGATTGTCGTTGTTCATTTGCCATTCCTTTCATTCGTTGTACCCAGAGAATACGATAATTTCTGGAATTTATCTAGCATTCGTTGCCTTTGCTCCTCAGTCATCTCGGTTGGCTGCTCTACTTTTCTCGGCATAGCAATTAATGTCTGATCAACATAGGTCTTGCAGAACTGCCTCATCTCCGCAATCGACGGCATGAACTTCGATGTCGCAATCAATCCTCGCTTTGGGCAGCACATAGCCTTGAGAGCGGCAACCGAGTAATCCTCAAGACCTGTAGCCGCCAACTTTGTAAACAGTTCACGATCAGCCTTGTTGTCGTGGAAGGCTGATAACATTAGCGATACTGCCTGTAATGCTTGTATTCTGTTCGTCATTTTCAAACTCCATGATTAATCTACGTCCCATCTCGATTGCAGTTTCTTTGCTCTGCGATGGCCTAACCTTCTGCTCGGATGCCCTTCTGATCCAGTTTCGCCATGTTGCTGACCAGTTTGCTTTTCGCCCTTTAACGCCCGGCTGTGCTACCCAGTAGTCTCGGAATATCTCAGCGTTCTTGATCCAATCAACACCTGTTTGATTTGCAAATTCGATATCCTCATTTGATGGATTCCAATCGTCTGGCAATCGCATAGCGAGTGCAGTTCGCTTATAGTTATTACTCTTATCTGTATCTGTATCTGTATCTGTCTCTGGGGCTGTTTCAATGACCGTTTCATCAACGTTACTGGAACGTTTCCTGAAACGTTTCACTCTGTCAGTAGAAGTATCTGATTTATATTGTCTTTTTTCCCAACCATGTACACCGTAGTGCATACCGTGAGCACCACCGTTGAGCCTATCGAGTAGACCAGCGTCAGCCAACCGTGAGAGCACCGTGGAGCAACCGTGAAAGTCTAAACGCAGTGCAAATGCTATGTCGTTGACTGAATGAGGCAGCCCGTCATTCCTCGCACAGAGGCATAGTAAATTGATCCACGCCTTGAACGTTTCACCATCTAGTTTTTGGATTTTAGGATCGTCTAATGCTTCGTTATAAAATCGAAACCATTGCATCGTCGTCTCTCCTGTCTTGTGGCAGAGATCGACTGGCAGTATATATGAACTGCCTATCGACCATCGCTGCATACGGTGGTCAAAAGAAGCCGTCCGGTTGGTAGCTGGGCGGCTTCAACATTTAGATTACTCTATTTTCTTGAATGACAGAAACGGAATTTATTGTCTCATTTTTATTTGCAAAACTAAAATAGTATCATCTGAGTTTCAATTTCTCCCGATGAATCATAACGTGTGCTGTCACCTTTTGGATATGGCATAAGTGGATATTTTAACGCTGAATTTAACTGTTTCACTTGTTTTTTATTTCCAACAAAAAATACATATCGATGCTTTCTGCTCCTCTCTACTAATGTTCCATTTGGATCAAAACACGTCCTTGGATGCCGATGATCTCCAATAGAAACTCGATCATTACGTTTCATGCTAAGTCCAGTATAAAGCCAATTTGTAGCCTGATAAACGTATCCCACATGACCATGGCCAGTATCAGCAAATGACACAACAATATGAGGTTTTGGAAGCAATCTTAGTGATCTTCCTACTAAAATGCTTGCATAGTTCTTTTCATTATCTGCTAACACCAACCTGTTTAATTCAAGAACCATATCAACATATTCAAGACCGCATATTCCCAAACATAATTGCCTGGATGGTGGCGACCCATAAGTTACAACTCCGATCAATTCTTTATCATCAAACAAACCGTATGCGTAAGATATCGGAGGCAACCGTTTGGCGTAATGTTTGTGCAATACCCATTGTTCGCACTCCCAAGATTGTATTTCATTGACACTTATCAAATCACTGTCTCCAATTTTGATTGTTTATGTTTTTTATTCTTATTCGGCTTTGGCCCACCGAAAACAATTTCCTTATGCCGCCGATAAGCAAACAACACAGTCGTATGATCCCGACCGCCAAGCAACTTTCCGATCTGTGGCAAGCTGAATAATGTTTCTTCTCGCAGCCGATAGCAAATCTCTTGACGACAAGTGACCAGTTCAGGCCATCGACGTGCAGATGCAACATGAATGTATTTGATCCGATGCTTTATCAGGCACTCAGCAATGATCCGCTTTGGTATTGGTGGGACAACGCAACCATCAATGTAAGGCTTTGCAGACTTCCAGAACGCCTGTTCTTGATCGTCGGTAGGTGGTAGCGTTGCAATCATCAGAATGTCCCTGATGCGTTGCTCTAGCTTCTCCTCTGGCGTCTTTATATTAACAACAACGATATCCTGTGGCGTTGGCTTTTCAAGTCGGTTGTTGTCCTGTGAGGCAGCGAGGATTCGTGCTTTTCTTGCCTTAGCTTCCAGATGAATCTGATAAGCTAGTGAATTCTGTGATTGTAACTGTAATTGCATTACCTGTTCCATTCCATTCTGCGGTTATTTTTTGACATAAACTATCATCCTCTACGCACCCTGCATCTACGATTAGATCATTCAACGGCTTGAGAAGATTGTCTATGTCTCTTTTTCTTTTGTCTGGTCTTTGTATTGAGTAGTGAATTTCATAAGCACCTTTGATCGGATGCCCCTTATCCTTTTGTGTTTTGATCAACCAAGTGTTTTCGAGAAGGTATTGCCGATATTCTGCTGATTTTATCACTCCACGATTATGAACCGCTCGATATAAACGATTCGCAGATGGTGGATAGTAAACCCAAAATTTCATTAATCACCTGATAAAAAGTGCCACTAAGCGTACAGACCTAGTGGCACTCATCCTTGGGAGGAACGATTAGATAACACCACGATTGCGATGCTCACGCAACATGATTTGCATCAAATCTTCAGCCGTAAGTTCAAAGCCAAGTTCTCCGGCAATCTTTATGACTGCTTTCCAATGCTTTGGCATGATGCGACCAGTGACCGCCCACTGCGAAACCGCACCTTGTGTTAATCCAATTTTCTTAGCAACAGCCGTTTGGCTTCCGAGATGCTGGATAAGTTCGCGAACAGATTTAATTTCAATTTTCATCGTACAAAGTCCTTATGAATAAACACGGTATGAAAGCAGTTATTGCCTCGCTCTGGATATCTTACTGTCCGATTTGTCATCGCAATTAAATGCAAATCTTCGAGCCGCGATCTAACACTCCGATAGGTGCTTGTCTGACAATCGAACTGTCTGCTTAGATCAATGTCTGTAAAGCCTTGATAGCCCATATCATAAGCGTATTCGAGAACTTCGATTGCCTTCTCAGTCAGCTTAGGATGAACAGATAAAGCTGCCTCGATTGAGCTCTTCTTAGCTTGGTGAGGAAACATTACTCTTTGTTGAATATCCATTACGTTTTGAAGTGCATCTGTAAATTTCACCGCTATCTCCTGTTTTTTTGTTGCAGTAATTTTTTCTACTTTACAAATCTTTTTTTGTAAACTAATATTTTTTAGTCAATAAAAGAAAGGTTCAAAATGGTCACATACAGAGACTTACAAATTGCATTGAATGACTTAATAAACGCAGTGGCATTCGATAAGCTGACAAATTCAGAATTATCAGAAACAGCTTTGGTAAAAAAATTAATAAGTGCGTTAAAAACTTTACATGAGTCAACAACGGAGGAAGAAAATGACAGACAAAAACAAACTCATTGAGGCGTTATACCTCGTACAGAGTTCACTGACGGGAGTCGTGCGTGATTCGAGTAATCCGCATTACAAGAATCGATATGCAAGCCTTGAGGCTGTTATTGATACGCTGCGTCCTGCTCTACAGGCAAATGGTCTAGTCGTTACTCAAGCACCGGGCAGAATCACTCCTGAAGGTTGCATCGAGATCACGACCACGATCTGGCATATTAGTGGGCTATCAATCGTCAATCATCTTCATGTTCCACTTAGCAAGAGAGATGCTCAAGGTGCAGGATCAGCAATCACTTACGGATGCAGATACTCATTGATGGCTATGTTCTGCATTCCACCGGTTGATGATGATGGCGAGGCTTCTGTAGAACGGAACTTTCCAAAGTCTCAGACGCAATCGACAAAATCATCTAACTCGCTAAAGAAAGATCAGCCAAATCGGTGGTCTGAAGTTGAAGCAGCTATCCGAGCAACTCAAACTAAGGATCAACTCAAGGAGTACAAGAAGTCTATCGTTGAAGAAGTCTCTACATGGCCTTTGGCTTGGCGAGATGCTTTGACTGAGCAATACGAGGTACAACTTGATAGCTTCATGCTTAAAGGTGATTTCTAATGTCTGATAAGCCTTTATCGGAGCAATACCGTCTGGTTGCAAAGGAGTGGGTTGACGCCCACTCTGCTGCATCTCTGATGGAAGAAACCAAGTCTCATACGGTAGCCTATCGTATGTCTTTACTAGGCAATGAAGTGCCAGTTGGACGCCGAGAAATGGAAGTTAAAGCATCTCTTGAATACCGTGATTATGTTCGAGAGATGGTTGCACTGCGTAAACAGGCTGATCTGCTAAAGGTGAAACTGGAGTGGGTTAGGATGAGGTTCCAAGAGTGGAACTCGGCTGAAGCCAGCAAACGAGCGGAAATGAAATTATGAAAAGACAACACACAATGGCTGACAGGGGAGATGATCTTTATGAGACTCATCCTGTCGCAATTAACGCATTTCTCAAGCATCACGCAGATCAAATACCTCAAACTGTTTGGGAGTGCTGTGCTGGCAGAGGTGCGATCACTAGGTGCATAAACGCAACTGGTCGCAATGTTATATCGACAGATTTGAACGCCCATGAAGGTGCAGATAAAGGAATTGAAACGGGCAGAGATTTCTTGATGGAGTATATGCCTCTTGCAGATATGATCGTTACCAATCCACCATATAAACTCGCTAATAAGTTTATCAGGCATTCGCTATCTCTTGGATGCGTGTTTGCTGGGTTAATGCCTTTGTCATATCTGTCTGGAGCAAATCGTCACGACATCTTGCGGCATTGCAAAATGGTGTATGCTTTTATTGAAAGGCTCCCAATGATGCACCGAGAAGGATGGGACGGCCCTCGTAACGAATCGTCTGCAATCCCGTTTGCTTGGTTTGTTTTTGACGTTGATCATCGTAGCGATATTATACCTGTTAAAAGGATTTCTTATCGTGACTCGTCGATCAATCAGTAAAAAAGAACGGATGGAGTTGTTCAATGACCGCAAAGGCATCTGCCATATCTGTGGCGATAAAATCTACGCTGGGCAAGATTGGGAAGTGGAACACATTATTCCAATGGCCCTCGGTGGAGATGACCGAGGTAAGAACCTCGATTTGGCTCACATCGAATGCCATCGCGGCAAAACCAAAACAGATGTTGGACGCATCGCTAAAGCTAAACGGCAAGCCGCTCGTCACGTTGGAAAGAAGGTATCGCGAAACCCTTTGCCTTGTGGTAAAGGATCGAAAATGAAGAAGAAGCTATCAGGAGAAGTTGTCCTTCGTGGCGAAAAGTCCCCTCTCTC